ATCTCGCGGTCGACGATCGCCTTATGCTCGCCGGGATAGCTGGTTCCCTTGTGCACGGCTTCGCCGATGTAGACGCGATTGTTCAACATCCGGTAGATGAACTTTTTGTCGATGCGATGACCGCGCGCGGTGGTGACTCCCCGTGCGTCCAAATCCCGCGCCAGTTCTGTTCCCGAACCGATCTCGATAAAGCGGGTGAAGACCCATCGGACATGTGCAGCATCGCCGGGGTTTTCTACCAGTTTCCGGTCCTTGACCACATATCCCAGCGGTGGCACGCCGCCCATCCACATCCCCTTGCGACGCGAAGCAGCGATCTTGTCGCGAATACGCTCGCCGGTTACCTCACGTTCGAATTGGGCAAAGCTGAGCAGGATGTTCAGTGTCAGCCGCCCCATCGAGGTCGTGGTGTTGAAACTCTGCGTGACGGAAACGAATGTCACCCCGTTGCGGTCAAACACCTCAACCAGCCTGGAAAAATCCATCAACGAGCGCGACAGGCGGTCGATCTTGTAGACCACCACGACATCGACCAGCCCGTCCTCGATGTCGGCCAGAAGCCGTTTCAGGCCGGGACGTTCCAACGTGCCGCCGGAGACGCCGCCATCGTCGTACTGATCGCGGACCAGCACCCAGCCCTCGGATCGCTGGCTGGCGATGTAGGATTCGCAGGATTCGCGCTGGGCATGTAGGCTGTTGAACTCCTGTTCCAGCCCCTCCTCGGAGGATTTTCGGGTATAGATGGCGCAGCGCAGCTTGCGGACGATCTTCGTGGGATTGAGGGGCTTGTTCATGTTTTCCGGCCCTCCGCTCGCGCTGCGGGCGTTCGCGGCTGCGAACGATCCACCGGATCGTCCGCTGGCCTGCGGCCATCGCCGCTTACCCTCCGGTGATTCTTGAGGCCGAAGAACACCCAGCCATTCCAGCGGGTGCCAGTAATGGCACGGGCGATGGCCGACAGCGACTGGTAGGGCCGCCCCTGCCATTCGAACCCGTCCTGCGTCACCGTCACGATCTGTTCGACGCCCTGCCAATCGCGGATCAGCCGTGTGCCCGCAATAGGTTTTAGATCGGCCCGAATGCGTCGCGTGGTGATATTGCCGCCGTCAAGCTGTTCGCCGAGGGCTTCCAGCCGCTTCACTGTCTCGGGCTTCAGACCGCCATATGTGAGTTCCTGGATGCGGTAGGCCAGTCGGCTTTCGAGATACCGGCGATTGAACGGCGGCGGTTCGGTTTCGAACAACTCCCGCCACTGCTGCTTCAGATCAGGCGTCGGTGTGGTCTTCAGCGCCGCCAGGCGTGCGGGGATAGAATCGGTCTTTGTCATGCGTTTCTCCGATGAGTTGAATTTGCATGAAGGCATTGGTCGTGCGGATAGTGTAGGCAACTTTCTCCTGCATCGTCAGAGACTTCGCGCTGTTGCCGCAACTGCAGCCGGATCAGTCCAAGCGCCAGAAGCCCGCAGAGTTCGGCGCGGCGTTCGGAAGGCTTCATGTGTTCGGGTGGCAATGGATTGGGTCGTTTCATGCGGTGGACCTTGAAAGTCGAGGGCGTTCCCAAGGCTTCTACTCACCCGGTTCCGAAACTGTCCCACCGGCGCATATGGATTTCGGGACTCGACTCATGGTTGCATTTGCGGGTAGAACGCAACGCGAACATCAATTCATTGCCGCGGAGTGCATTCATGGGGAAAGACATCAAGAAATTCGTGAATATCAAATTCCTCAAGACCATCGATCTGGGCCTGATGCGGGACTTGATGGAGCGGCACTCTGCTGGAACTGACGGGTTCGACCTGTCCGAGCTCGATGGCGATATCACCCGTGCGCGCGACCAACTTACCGAATATTTCAAGGGACCGGCCGGACACTGGCCAGAAGGGTTGGTGGCGGATCTGCACCGTATTTCCGAACTGGGTGATACCGACGGGCTGCAGCTGATCCTGCAGCAGGCGCATCGGGTCAATGTCTCGCTATTCGCGGCGACCGATCCGGACCAGGACGACCCACTGCCGCAAAGCCATGAACCCAAGCATGTGGCGCTGCGCGTCTATCTCCACCACCCTGCAGTCTTCGAGGCGGCGGCAGATTTCAGGGCACTACAAGCACCACCTGCGCTTGCCGAGTTTGCCGGACCTGAACGTGGCGTCGGGGCTGATCTGACTGAGGCCAACGTCGAACTATTCCGCGCGCGAATTGCCGAGATCTTCCGGGCTGATCTGCAAGGCGACTATTGCCGCCTCGGTCCTTACGAGGACGGTGACGAGATCAGCATGGTGATTAGCCATGGCGCAACGGTATCAACCATGCCGGTGGTCGATGGCGGGGCGGAGCGCGTGATCAGCCTGCGAGCGGTAAAATACGCGGTGCTGCGTTATTCCGAGACCACCGGGGTGCTGAAACTCGGCGGAGTGCCGAAGGCACGCCAGGCCGAGATTGCCGAATTGTTCGCCGTGACCATTTTGGAACGAGGCTGTTTTTTCGCGGGCGATGATGCGCAGGACCTCTACACGCTGGAGCCGGTGATGCGCGCAGGCAGCGGCTTTGCCTTCGACCATGCGTTCAATCCAAACATCCTGCAGGTGCTGCTGACCGAGGCCGCTGCCGACCTCTACGGCGAAGACGAGAAAGGCAAGTGGCGGCTGCAGCGGTCGTTGCGCTCGAAAGATGCCTCGGGCCAAGCACTTGCGCATTTCACCCAGACCCCGGTGCAGTTCGGACGAAACTGGCGGCTTGGCGAGATCGTGTTTCGGGTGTTTTTCAAGAGCGAGGGCAAGCGTCCGTCGCAGGTGACAGTGCGCCTGAAGCCGCGCGGCACAGTCGCCTTCCGCCGCACGCGGTATGAGCGGCAGATCATGACCCTTCTGGAGCGCAACGAGCTTGTCATCGACCGGGACGATCTTCGCCTTATTGACGCGGCTGAGTGAGACCGGGCCCGACGCGGTTCTCTGGGGCCGCGCGGCCCGGTCGCATCTTGGACCCGTGTTTGACCGCCTCCTGCGCAAGCGGGTGTTGGTGGAACGCCCGCGCGCCGGGTTTTGGGCAACATGCGCCCATTGCGACTGCGGCCTCGATGCGCGGCCGATCGTCGAGGTCAACGGCAAGCTTGTAGCGGCCTGTCCCCTTGACCATCATGCCGACCAGATGCTCGCGCCCGACGATCTGCGCAGTTTTCGCATCGCTTCCGAGCGCCTTGTGACGGTACTGGCCGAGGCCAGTGGCTTTGATAACGCGGCATTCATCTTGCCGGGGCTTTGGCAAATGGGGCGGCTTGCCTCGGGACGAGTAGTGTTTCTGGCCTTGCATGAGGATGCCGTCGCACAACCGGGGCTGGCCCTTGCCCTGCGTGCTGCGGCCCCCGGCGCGCCAACCACGCTGCTTGCCCCGAAAATCCTTCCTGACATGCAACTACGCTTTTCCGAGGCCAGCATTGATGTCGCGGTATTGTGCTCCGTGCTGTCGCCCTCAAGTTCTGGAATCGACGTAATCAACATCGCTGCGCTGGAAACGCCCGCCCAAGCCCCGCGCCTTGTGGTCGACAAAGCCGCGCAGACTGTCATGCTGGATGATCGGCATCTGCATTTTCCGTCGCAGTTGCAGCGGCTGGTGCTGATGCTGGCCAAGCAGGCACTGTCCAAAGACCCGATCCTGTCGCATCAGGTGATCGGCGGCGTGACCGGTCGCGAGTCCCGCGACCTCATCCGTGACCTGCGTGCCAATCTCGCCTCACAAGGCCTGACCAAGGCGGAAGCGAACGCGTTGATCAAGACGATCAGCCCGCGTGGCTATCGCATCGGCCTTGATCCTTCGGAAATCTCGCTCCGCTCCTGACCGGGCATTCCCACAAACCTCCCACATCTTTCCCACGGCCGTCCCACCTGTGGGGCGCGCCGATCACCGATGCTGAGATCATCAGAAACGATGACCGAGGCAAAAACCCATGCACCCCCCGATTTCCCGGCACCACCTGGCCTGCATTCTTGACGAGACCGATGTAGCTGCCCGCCGTCTGCACCGCCGCCTTTGCCAGCCCGCCGCCGATCTGGACGATCTGCGTCAGGATCTGCTGATCGACCTGATCTGCCGACTGCCCGCCTTCGACGCCTCTCGTGGCAGCATTGGTGCTTTCGCCGGGATCGTTCTGCGCAATCAGTCATCCCGCATTGCCCTTAAACACCACCGCGACCGCTGCTCTCGTGGTGGTGCGCTGCTTTCGCTCGATGCCCCGCGCGGGCCGGGCACTACCGATACCCTTGGCGAAACCCTCAGCCAGTCGGACGGACTGGCCAGCTGGCACGGCCAGGATGGCGACAATCTCGCCCGCACCATCCGTCACCGTGACCTTGCCCGCGTGCTCGGCCAACTGGCACCAGCCGCCCGCCTGTTGTGCGCAGCCCTCGGCCAATGCCCGCTGCGCGACCTCGTAGCGAGAGGTGTCGGATCACGCTCCGCCCTTTACCGCCGCAAGGGCGAATTGCGCCTCGATCTGACCGCGCGCGGCCTTGGCCCGGCGTGGGACGGTTTTCGGGGCGCGTGAGTAGAGGGAAGAGAAGGAGACCATGCTGATGAAACACACCGCATTCACCAATGTTCGCGCGCCGCACCCGATCAGCGAGATCGAGTTCTGCGGCTGGGTCGGACAGTCCGTTCCCGGCGACCGGCTGGAATACCATCGGGGCTTTCTGGTGCTGGATGCCTTTCCGGTGATCTCGAAGCTGGCCGACCTGGACCGCAAGCGTCTTTCCCTGCTTGGCACCCGGGCCTTCTGGGCGGCCGAAGCGGGCCTCGTCCACCTCGTACAGGAGCGGATCGGCTCGGATCAGTTCGCCTACATCGCCATTGCCCGGCCCAAGCCCAAAGCCACTGCCGTCTCGCTGTCCAAGCTGCTGCTCGCCGAACAGAACGAGCCCTGCGACGCCATTGGTTCGAGTTGCAGGGCGAACGCGTAATGCCCGCATTTCAATCCCTTTTTACCGATCACGGAGACCCATACATGCCATTCCCCGAGAATACCCCCACGCCCGATGATCTGCCGTCCCTTAGCGCAGCGGAAATAGCGGCCCTGCCGGTCGAGTTGCTGGCAATCCTGCAGCGCGAGATCGATGAGCGCCTGAAGCGCGACAAGGCCGCCAAGACCCGCTTCGATGCTGCGCTGGCCATCCGTTATGCCACCCGGGCCGCCGAAGAACGCCAGGTTTCGGGCAAGGACACCGGCACCGTCCGGTTCGACGATGGCGATTTCATCGTTGTCGCCGATCTGCCGAAGCGGGTGGATTGGGATCAGGACCGGCTGGCCGCCATGGTGGCGCGCATCCGCAATGCCGGGGACGATCCCGCCGAATATGTCGATCTCACCTTCAAGGTGCCGGAGCGCAAATACGCCGCCTGGCCCGAAGCAATCCGGCAGGGCTTCGAGCCCGCGCGCACCGTTCGCACTGGCACGCCCGTCTTTCAGCTCACAACCCAAAAGGAGAACCTGTGATGCAACAGAATGAACTCGAACGCCTGCGCGAGGCAAACCTGACGCTGAAGGCGCTGCCGGACAGCTTGATGTCCCCGGGCCCTGCAACCCGCACACTGCCAGTCGCCGAGGCGACGCTGGACAATCTCGCCATCAACATCATGGAGACCGAGGCCGCTGTGAATGTCGCCTCGGAGCGGTTGCGTGCCCTGCGCCGTCTCTACGAGCTTGCCCATGCCGCCGGGGCGACTGGTCGCGACCTTGCGCTGGCAGCTGCCACGAGGGGGCTGCAATGAGCCTCCCTATCATCAGTGCCGATCAGCGGCTGGCCGAACCGCGCGGCATCAAGGGCTGCATCTTCGGGGGCAGCGGTATTGGCAAAACCTCGCTGCTCTGGACTCTCGATCCCGAGCACACGCTGTTCATGGATCTCGAAGCAGGCGATCTCGCCATCGAAGGCTGGGCCGGTGACAGCATCCGGCCGCGCACATGGACGGAATGCCGGGATTTCGCGGTGTTCATCGGCGGTCCCAACCCGGCCCTGCGCGACGAGCAGCCCTACAGCCCGGCGCACTATGCCGCCGTTTGCGAGCGCTTCGGTGATCCGGCAGCACTTGATCGCTATGACACCTTCTTTGTCGACTCGATCACGGTCGCCGGACGGCTGTGCTTCGGCTGGAGCAAAGGCCAGCCTGAGGCGCTGTCGGAGAAGACCGGCAAGCCGGATGTACGTGGCGCCTACGGGTTGCATGGCCGCGAGATGATCGGCTGGCTCACGCATCTGCAGCACACGCGGGCCAAGAATGTCTGGTTTGTCGGAATTCTCGACGAAAAGCTCGACGACTTCAATCGCAAGGTGTTCCAGCCGCAAATCGATGGCTCAAAGACCGGGCTGGAGCTGCCGGGGATCGTCGATGAGGTGATCACCATGGCGGAACTGAAGTCGGATGGTGGCGATCCGTATCGCGCCTTCGTCTGCCAGACGATCAATCCCTGGGGCTTTCCTGCCAAAGACCGCTCGGGCCGCCTGGCCCAAGTC